GTCCATTCAATTACATTCCAGGTAGTACACCACCAGTTGCTTTGGGTAGTTCAGGTGGTTCTGGCATAGCAGCATCTAGAATGCCAGGTACAGCATCAGTGATGGCTTCAATAGCACCAGCGGATAGGGCATCGATACCTTTCTGAAGGAAGGCATCTTTTTGTAGGTAAACAAAAACACCGCCGCCGATCACACCAAGAGAGGTGAGACCAGACAGCAGTGCTACAACGTTAATCAGTTTTTGCATCTTTCTTTGGTTCAACAGCAGAAACAACAGGAGGTTCTTCCTTCCTCGCTTGTGCTGCTTTACCATTACCACCACCTGCTTTAGCAGGAGACAGGCCGAACGCAGCTAACGATCCAGAAAACACCGAGGCGATGAACGTGGGATCAAAATCAAGAATCTTTTGACCGTTAGGTAACCTAACATAAGAGAACGTGAGAAGAGAAGCAGACCATATAAGTACAACTACTTTCACTAAATTACCAAGAACTTCACTCTTATCATCATCGTCTGCCTTCTCTACAGCGGGTTTAGTATCCGACATAATAGAGCATCAAGGCTCAATTATTTATCACTTAATAAACCCTTCTTCTCGCAACCATTCTTCTGTTAGTGGAGTTGGATCATAGATCTCCCACATTTTACCAGTGGCACATGCTTCCAATGCTTGAGCAGTCATGTTTTCTGTGCGTCCTGCCCACCCTGCTTCTGCTTCCCAAGGCACAGCAGACTTGGGATAGGTACGCTCGGCCATGACACGCCAGACCATAGGCACTTCTTCTTCTGGTTTGATAATAGCAATCAAACTATTCTTAATAGTACCTGCCATACAGTCTTGAGCAGCGTGCCACCCTTCATGTCTAGTGACACTCATGAGTGTGGATTGACGATGCATGAAAGCATCATTCAGGAAGAAGTTATTACCTACAGTATGGTAGACACCACGATGTCCTGGTGGGAAATACTTTTGGTCTGCTAGAAATACCCCAACTCCGATCTTATCAAAGGCACTGATGATGTCATTAAACTCACGATCAACAGCACTGTAATCAGAATCGGGATAGCGATCAATAAGATCTTGAATACTTGTGATTCGTTTAACATTGTCCGTGCATTCTCGTAGTAACATGCACCCCATAGAATCCATTGTGTTGTAACCTTTGGTAGGTTCTGCCTTTACAGGCACGACAACGGATGCCGCTGCTAAAGCAGCAAGAAATAATTTAATCATAGTGATTGATGTAGGTTATTTGTCCTCATTATACCAGAAGTCTTCCCAGTCTTCTTCGGTTGCTTCGTAGATAGGACATGGTTCTTCCATGAGTATGTCAATTCTCATGCGAAGAGCGGCTTCGGTAAGTTTTTTGATGTCGTTAGTATCTAAACTCATTGAGGATATCCAGGACTTGATTTAGAGTATGGTTAGCACCTTCATGCCAGTCACCACTCTTTTCCTTGTAACCATTATACAGGTGATTCTTCAATTTGTAAACCTTTGACTCCACATCAATCTTGGTCAATTGAGATCTAGGCATAAAAATAAGGCAGTAGATATATTTATCTACCACCTATCAATTATCTTTGTTTCCAAACAATGTAATGAAATATTCTGCGTCTACAACTACCAGTGGTTTCTTTCTATTCTTTTTCATAACTACAATAGGTTCGTAGTCACCACAGTTTGCTACTGCTTGTTCGTATGCATCCCATACATTGAGACGCTCTACGTTCTTACACTCAATGCTATGAGGAAACTTTTGTCTGGCAGCACGGGCCATGATCAAGTCTTCTCCACCTGCACCCATAGACCGAGACTCAATGTCCTCTGGATGGACATCGAGCATCTCGATCAACTTCTCACGAACCCACTTCTGTAGGTTCCTGCCTTTTGCTTTAGCACTACTCGCCTTCATAACCACGGATCTGGTATTTGTACCTCATTGCTTGGAGGAACCATGCGTCCGTCAGACACTTGGGTCCGTGGAGCAGGACTTCCACCTGCTTCTGTGGGAGGTTCGGATCTGCTAGTGCTCTCCTCTTCCACTCTGGAAGTTCTTTTGTCATGCAACCACCTATAGATAAAGTTCATTCTTCTGTCTCTTCTGGAGCAGGAATGTATTCACCCTTCAGTAGCTTCATCCAGTTGACACTGTTGGGTGGGATATCATTGGCCCAAAGAAATGCTTGGATAGTTTTAATAAACTCATCTTCATTCATCCTGTTCCACCAGTAAACTGGTTTCTGAACAGGATTCCTCTTCTCCATTTGAGCAAGATAGTTACCAATCGCAGGATTGGTTTGTTGTCTCATTGCCATAATTAAATCCTACTGTTGTCAATATTTAGATTCAAAGAAATTTTAAATCCAGTTGATGGATTGGAACTAGCATGTCTAATCATGCCATCAAAAACAACTGCGGTGTTTGCTTTTGGTGTGAATCTATGGATAATATTATCATCCTTGTCAAACCAATAGGTATCACCATCGTTATCATTTACATAGTATAAAAGAACCGTGTGTTTAGTTGGTCTATCTATGTGAATGTTATTATATTTTGCTTCTGTTTTTATAGGAAGATATAATCCTAGACGAACTCTTTGTAAACGATTTATATCCAGGTTAGTAGTGTCTAAAAGAGTGAGGAAGATCAGTTCAAATTTGTTAGACAGATAAGTATCTTGAAATTTTGTTTCTGACTCACATATATTTCTAGAGAACGATGGATTTCTTTTTTCTCTAGAAGCATCGTTAAAAGCAGAGTCTTGATTAAAGCACCAAGAAAAATCTTTTCCCTCAACTATTTCCTTGAACCACTTGTGCTGCCTTTTGGGCAGCACATCATTATATTCAAGGAAACTCACAATTTGAATCCAGCAAACGTGCTTTCACTAACGTCTTGCTTGATACCACCGATGACATAGGACTCAACCTCTGTCTCCTGTGGTGCTACCTGCATGGACTTGGAGTTGAGCCAGTGCTCTGTCCAGGGTAGGGGATTGTTGCTAGCAGGAACATCGAACGTAGGCTTGAGGCCGATAGACTTCATGCGACGGTTGGCAACCCACTCAACATACTTGGAGAGCAGTTTGTCATTCAGTCCGATCATGCTGCCATCTTTGAAAAGATACTCTGCCCAGTTCTTCTCTTCCTCAACACACTGTTTGAACATCTCGATGACGTTATCCTCTTCTTCCTTGGCGATCTCACGCATCTCTGGATCATCACCTTCCAACCACTTCTTAATGATGTTCTGGGTGATGGTCATGTGCTGTGACTCATCGCGAGCAATCAGTCCGATGATCTTGGCGTTACCTTCCATCATCTTCAGTTCACCAAAGGCAAAGGAACACGCGAAAGAAACATAGAAACGAATACCCTCAAGGATGTAGACGTTGACTACAGCACGATAGAGTTTACGCTTGAGTTCTTTGAGTTCCCACAGTGCAGAATCACATTGTTCCAGAGCATGTTCCCACATGTTACCAGCACCCCATTCCTGTGCTGCCTGTAGGAACTCATCGTATGCTGCTGTGACACTCTTGGCCCTCTCCAGGATACGATCATCATCAACGATGGTGTCCAGCACCTCGGTGGGGTCTGGGTATACGTTCTTGATGATGTATGTGTAGGAGCGACTGTGGATCATCTCCATAGTCTGCCAGATGTTCATAGCACCTTCGAGTTCAGGTAGTGAACAGAAAGGTGCAAAAGCCATCCCAGGACCACGCCCTTGTACAGAATCCAGGAGGATCTGGTACTTAAGGTTAGCAGTGAAAATGTGCTTCTGCTCGGGGCGAAGTGTTTGATAGTCTGCACGATCTTTTTGTAGTGATACCTCTTCTGGTCTCCAGAAATAACCCAATTGTGTCTGGGTCAGTTTGTCAAAGACTGGATACTTAAACTGATCGTATCTTTGAACCCCAAGAGGGGCACCAAAGAACATCTTCTGCTTGGTGGTGTCAACTTTGTTGGTGTTGAACACCGTCATACCTTCTGGTCTCTTTTGTTCGGTCACTCTAAATCGCGCAACTGTCACAAGCTTCCTCCTCGGTGTTTAAAATTTGTGTTAATAGATCTTCGACGGACTGTTTCTCTTCCTTTGGTTCCTCTACATCATCGCTCTTGTTATCGTAGGTGTTCTGGTAGTAAGAAGTCTTCCAACCATACTTATATGTATTCAAAAAGTCACCTGCCATCACAGAAACTGGGACTTCATTGTTGGGATAGTTCTCTGGATTGTAAGACCAGTTTCCACTGATGGCCTGGTCAAAGAACTTCTGCATGACTGCCACAACATTGATATACCCAGAGTTATCAGGCATGTCCCATAGCAAAGTGTAAGCACTCTTAAGAGTATTGTACTGTGGAACAATCTGTTTGAGTGGTCCCTTTTTGCTCTTCTTAACGGACAGATATCCTCTAGGTGGCTCGATTCCATTTGTTGCGTTTGACACAACGGAACTGCTCTCCGATGGCATTTGAGCAGACAGTGTTGAGTGTCGTAGTCCGAACTCTTGGATAGAAGACCGTAAAGAATCCCAATCATATTTGTATTCTGGTGCTACCAGTTCGTCTACGTCAGTTTTGTATGTATCAATGGGCAGAATACCATCTGCATACTTGGTGCGATGGAAGTATCCACAGGCACCTTTCTCCTTTGCAATCTGGTTAGAAGACTTCAGGAGGTTGTACTGGAAGGACTCGGTGAGAGCATGTACTTTCTTGAGTGCTTCGGGATCGCCATAGGACACGCCCTGCTTGGCGAGGTAATGGGCAAGACCAATATACCCAACCCCAAGAGACCTACGGTTGGTTGTAGACGCTTCTGCTGCCTTTACAGGGTACTGCTGGTAATCAATCAGTTCCTCTAGGCCACGAACAGCAAGGTCACACAGTTCCTCCATGTCGTCCAGCGACTTCAGTTTGCCTACGTTGACAGCAGACAGAATACACAGGGCAATCTCACCCTCACCATCGATATGCTGGAGAGGATCTGTGGGCAGGGTGATCTCCTGACACAGGTTGCTCATGTTCACCTTGTCTTTGAAAGAAGAGTGACTGTTGCAGTGGTCGATGTTCATCAGATACATACGACCAGTCTCTGCTCGCTCCTTCAGCAGGTCCAGAATGAGTGCTTGAGCGCGGACAGTTTTCTTCGGAATCGATCCGTCAGATTCATAGCCTTTATAGAGATCATCAAACTCGTCAGTGCCAAAAGCATCGTACAGACCTGGGACATCGTGAGGACTGAATAGGGTGATGTCTCCATCTTGGATGAATCGCTCGTAGAAGAGCTTGGAGGTTTGGATTGAGTAGTCGAGTTTTCTGACACGGTTATCTTCTGTTCCTTTGTTGTTCTTCAGGACAATGATGTCTTCGATTTCTTGGTGCCAGATTGGGAAGTGGACAGTTGCGCTTCCACCTCGAATGCCATTTTGAGTGCAGCATCGGACAGTGCTCTCAAACTTTTTGAGGAATGGAATAACACCCGTGTGCGCGACTTCTCCACCTCGGATCTTACTGTTGACGCCACGGATTCTGCCTGCGTTGATACCGATACCCGCCCTTTGTGCAACGTATCTGCCGATAGCCATATCAGAAGTAAAGATGCTATCGAGGGTGTCATCAGAATCAACAAGCACACAGCTAGCAAATTGTCGAAGTGGAGTTCGCACTCCTGCCATGATAGGTGTGGGAATGTTGATTTTGTGCTTGCTGATTGCGTCGTAGTATCGTTTGACATAATCGAGTCTCGTAGACAGAGGGTATTCTGCGAACAGAGTCAGAGCAATCATCATGTACATGTACTGGGGAGTCTCATAGACATCTCCACCACTACGATCCTGAACGAGATACTTATCCACTACCTGACGAAGGCCAGCATAGGTGAAAAGATAGTCACGATCATGATCGATCCAAGAGTTTACCTTGACCCAATCTTCGTCGCTATACTTATCTAGGATTTCTTCGTCGTATACTTTATTAACTGTAGCATTGTAGGCAGCAACGTCAAAGACTGAAGGCATACCTTCCTGCCAGATATTCTTGTGGAAGGTTTGCTTACGCAGACCGAACAGCAGCAGGCGAGCAGCGACGAACTGGTAGTTAGCGTGGTCCAGGTCGATCAGATCAGAAGCAGAACGAATCAGGATCTCTTGGATGGCCTCGGTGGTGATACCGTCATAGAACTGGATACCCGAGTTCATTTCTACCTGCGATGCAGAGACACCACCAAGTCCCTTACATGCTTCCTCAACCATCTTATGAATCTTATCC